ATTCAAGTTCTTAGTTCCTTTAGGGTTTCCGTAATCGCAAATAGCTCAGTCGCGATTTCGGCGAGGGTAGCGTTTAACTTCTGCAATTCTTTTAGGATTGCAGTTGTCTGTTCGGCGTCCATTTGGGAGGGCTTTCATGCTCGTAGGTGGGGCCCCGTCCTTTGTTACGTTTGGCTTTCAGCAATTCAAGCGATGCTGGCGTGATCGTTCCGTTGCTCGCAACTTGCAATCTGCCGTCCGATAAGAATTGAGAGACAGCGGATTGTGGGCAGCTTAGAAATTCTGAGGCAAACGAAAGCTCGCCGTTTTTTACATAGACCCGTTTGGCGTTTGATCTACTCGCCATTTTTGCCGGCCTTTCGGTTGTCGATCAGCACCGGCGCTGGCCGCGCTGCGTTAATTTGCGCTTGGATTTCGTTGGCACTCTTCGGCTCGGTATCGACGATTTTTTCGACCGGTGTTGGGCCATCCTCAGGGAATAGCTCTTCGACGGTCACTAAGGGTCGCGCCCGTTGAACTGCCTCGAATTGGCGGATCGTCCATTCGCCAGTTTTCTCAAGTGTTTCGAGCATCGGCGGCTGGGCTTTCCGATCCGAGGTGTTCTCCATGTGCGTCCGAGCCGCACCGGGAAACGAGATTTTGCCCTCGTCGTTTCGGTAGAACTCGGCGCCAAGCAGCGCCCGCAATTCGTCAGCGTCGAATAATTTTCCGCCCGGATTTGTACCGCCGCCTGCTATGTAGAGGTCGTAAGCGGCCCAGTTGTGTTCGCCGAGCCGGCGCCAAGCGGCGAGGGCCTTTGCAACATGCTCGACAACAATCGCAGCTTCCGCGTTCTTTTCTCCAATCTTGGCCCGCAGCTTCGCCACCATCTTTTCGCCAGCGGCCAAATTCCCGGCGTTGAGCTTATCGGCGACGGACTGTTTGAAGTCTTGAATATCCTGGGCCGCCTGCTCGACCGGGCCCAAGGGGATCGCGGCCTCGGCGGCTTGAGCCGCACTTAAGTCGGCTTGTAGCCGGGCCAGAGTTTCGGCGGTAGTTGGCGGCGATGGTTTCCTGACAAGTGACATGGCTCGGCCTTTCCAGTGGTTCCTACATACTGGGGGTCATACCTGAGTTGAATGATATCAATGGCTTGTGGACTTAAGGAATTCTAGCGGCGGGGTTTTCGGCGACGGATACCCCTCGAAACGATGTATTGCACCTCGCCGGGCGGATGCTCTTCTGCCTCGCGCTTCACATTCTCGCGCTGTGTTGCCTTGTGGCTAGCTTCGAGGTCCGCCGTCCCCGTCAATCCGGCGCTTTGGTTATCCGAAGTCGCCGGCTCGCGCATCATCCGTTGTGACACTATTGGCAAGGCGCCATAAGACCCGCTGGACCCCCGCATCGCCTTCGGGTCGCCAGTTAGCGATAGCGGGTCGTCGTAGGCGGTTTGAATGAAGCCCAGCGCCGCAATGGTTGGCGCGGATGCCGGATCGTCGAGCCGGTCAATAAAGTCTAGCGCCATTCTCTTGTCGTCGCGGGATTGAAGCCGGTCCTTTCTTGTGGCGGCTTCGGCTCGATCTATTGCGTCCGCCCTGCCATCGGCTTCGAGCTTATCCTGGCGCCGCAGCAGGACAGCGAAGTCCGAAACGAGGCGGGCAGCCGCGCGTAAGATTTTCCGAAACCATCCCGCTTCGATGGCCTGGACTATCGGGTACAGTGTTTGGTGCACGACGCCGGTGATATCTGGCGGCTTAGGCTCAGTCATTAGGCCGCGTCCCCTTGTGAAAGAAAGGGGCCTTTCTAGCCCTATGCCGGCCTTCTGGCCGGGTAGAGACTTTTTAGAGCCTCGGCCGACCGCGAACGCCGACAACCGAAATCTTTAGTTCCGCCCTGATTTCGTCGAGCGAGCCCCATTCGCCTTCAACCGTCGTCGCCGGTGGCTTATCAGGCCCCGCCAGCACGCGGTAGGCGGCCGGCTGGCCTTGAGCTTGACGCTTTACGAGGAGCAAGCCCCTAGACCGGCAAACAGACCGCACACGGCTTTCCTGGTTCGCCAGCGGTGGATCGTCGTGGGCTTTATCGCTCATAGGGCCTCTGCAGTCGAAAGAGCGATTAAACTCCAATTTTGAGGATAAGTCCAGGAATTATGTCCTGGGTCTGGCACGGCCGCTATGGCGGCGCGGCGGGGTCCGGGGCGTGCTAATAGAGATTATCAAAATCGGGATCGCCCGGCTGAGCGAGCCACCCCTTACGTCCAACTATCTAAGAGCCAAGCCACTCTAATTTTAAGCTCCCTTGGCTCCGCAATTTATAACCCTCGTACCTCGGGTTATAAATCACGGAGACCACCCTAGGCTTGAAGAGGTCTCCCTGAGGTCTCCGTGGTTCTCCCTGGCCGCTATGTCACTGATATTGCTTAGACAAAAAGGGTCTCCCTGAGGTCTCCGTGGGTCTCCCTGAGAGGTCTCCCTGAGAGGTCTCCCTGAGGGTCTCCCTGGGTCCACGGAGACCACCCACGGAGACCTTTTTCTCATATTTTTTGATTTTCTCATATTTCTCATATTATAGTCCCATTATGGTACTATAAGCATGCTTACGATATCCAATCCAATCCAATTTAGGCAAAAATCGACCCTTCATACACGCACCGTCAAAACTGTTACAAATGAAACTACAAACCGGCTGCGAACCATTCGCAGCGAAATCGTCAAGCCAATCAACGCCTTAGGCAAAAAGCGGCGCCACGTGGCGCCGGTCACCCGTGGAAAATCCCCCGACCCTGGCTTGCACCATTAGGCCATGCCGGGGGTGCCGGTGTTGTTACCACGACCGCCGGCTGCGCGGGCCGAGGGGGGGGACGATGCACCAAAACCCCTAGGCAGAATGGGTTACCTCTTCGCGATCCTTGGGGCCGCCACAGCTTCGAGCCAGCCGGCCTCGTCGAAGAGCGTGATCTTCACCGGTGGTGGTGGATTTTCATTCGCTTCGTCGAGTTGGCGTCCGTCGAAGATAATCATGGCGACCCCTTGTCGTCGAGCCCAGCGCACAAGACCAGCCAGACGCGCTTCTTTGTTTCAAGGGACAACCGCCTCGGCGGCTCGGGCATGGCCTCATAGCGATAGAGGCGCGGCACCGGTGGCCTTGAGCTATTCATCGGTGTCACTCCACGCGAGCATGCAGATGGCAGCGAGCGCCGCGAGGAACGCCGTTAGCATAATTGCCTCGACGGACATTTTAGCGGCCCCCTTGAGGGAAGCCGCGACCGCCCTTAGCCGCGTCGGATGTTCGGTTGCGGTCGCCGTTATCGACGTGGATCGAGCGACCTGGGGACGGGATAAGTCCCAAGCTGCGCTCGGCTTCAATCTGCCGGGCCGTGCGTGGCAGCTTGGCGCGTTCCCAGGCGGCGGCTAGCAGATCGGCGCGGTGGGCGTACGCGACTTGTTCGGCCGCGTAGTCGTCGGCATGGTTATTTTCGGGTAGGCTTGGTTTATTCTGTGACAATGGGAAGCTCCTATCTTCCTAGGGTTGCAGATAGGAGAGCGGCTGGCCTTGCAGGGCTGGCCGCTCTCCGCCACTTACGTTTTTAGCTGATACTTTTCGAGATATATGGCGGCGGCGCGAAGTAGTGCGGGGCTGTCCCGGAAGCTCCCTAACGCGACATTGCAGTGATGGCATAGCAGGCCACGGATACGGTTGGACTTGTGGCAGTGGTCAATTTTTATAGGGGTCAACCACAAACTCGGCCTAAGTGCAGCGAAGTCCGTTCGGCAAATTGCGCAAGCGTTTTCTTGCGCGGCTAATTTCACTTTAAATTGGGAAAGGGTTAAGTTGTATTTCTTTTTGAGTAAAAGCGTGCGCCGCTGGTCGGGAGAGAGTGCCTTCCTGCGCGCACTGCTGGCTTTATTCTCCCGCTCGCGGTATCCGGGCTTTGCCCTTTTCCTCGCATGGCGCGCACTCTCCCGCTCGCGGTATTCGGGCTTTGCCATGCGGCGTTGTCGGCGCGCCGCACTAGCAGATTTTCCGTGAGGGGTCGAATAATATTCGCCCTGATTAAGGCGGTTGCACGTCATGCACTGACCGCTTGATACTTGCCGGTCGTCGTCGTGCATGCGGCCACAAGGCTCACCCGTGTAGTAACGCTTTAGCCCGAGCGCCTTTGCATCTTGACGGCTGATAATTTCGGATGGCACGGGGCAAGCTCCTATCTTGCGGGTTGTGATCTACCGGCCTTGCAGGGCCGGCCGCTCGACGCCTTACGTTAGTTTCAGAACAAGACGAAAGGCCTTCTGCCGTCCGCCCGACGCGCGCTCAAGGTGCGCCAGATAAGCAGCAAGACGATGTATCCAATGGGGCCGCCGAAAAAACATGCTCACTCCCTGCACAGCGTTAATCGTGCCAAAGGCCCTTGAAGCAATCGGACGCAAGCGCGGTGTAGTGCGCGGTAGAGCGAATGTCTCGATGGCCTAGGTAGCTTTTAATGGTCAGCATATCGGTCCCCGTCGACGCCAGATAGGTTCCGCACGCGTGACGCAGCATGTGCGCGTGCGCCTTAATCTCTAGGCCAGCACCAGCCGCCGCGCGCTCGATCATGCGAGCAAAGCCAGCACGTCCGAATGGGGCGCCCCTCTCGCTCACAAAGATGAATGGCGACGTGGTGCTTTCTCTTTGAAGTCGACGCAGGGCGCGCAATTCGTCGCCAGTGAGTGGATGCGTTGAAGGCAGACCTAGCTTGACGCGGTTGACGTGCAGCGTCGCAGTCTCAAATGACACTTGGGTCCATTCGAGCGCGCAAAGCTCGCTGGCGCGTAAGCCATGCCTATAGGCCAAGATTATCATGGTCGCGTCACGATGGCCGTGGCGGTTGTTCCTAGCCTCAGCAACTAGCCGATCCACCTCGGCGGGCATTAGATGCTCGCGCACCCTATAAGAGGCATTTGGAAGCCGACGCGGCATGACTGTTTCATTCTTTGCGGTTGGCGAGGGTTGTTCGGTCGCTTCAAAGTCCACGGTTTGCTCCTTGCGGGATAGGCGACTGTTCGAAGAAGGCTAGGATTGCGAACAGCCGCTAGGCCGCCCTCGCGTCTGCTGCAGGATGTAGCGCCCGGCCTGCAGCCGCCTGTTATCCTCGGCTGTGTTTAGCTGTGTTAGGCCACTAAGAGCCGAGACCATATTCTTGAGCGCCCACCTAGGCTGATTGCCTACGATGCTATAAGCATGGCGCAGTTTGGGGCTTAGATCGTCTAACCACGTTGACATGGTGTTTGCTCCTTGGTTGCTCGCTTCCGATGCGAACAGTAGAGACATGATCGGCGCTTCTGCGCCAGCACTGTTTACAGTTAACGCTAGAATAGATTGCGGCCGACAGCGTCGCAACAAGACAAGCGAGCGCCACAAGGCCCCAATAGAAAGACCCGGCAGGGTACCGGCGGCCCTTCCTATCAACTGGTCACGATTTATATTTACCAAGAGGCCAAATTTCGCGCCGAAATTCTTGGAAATACTTGATGCTAATATCTTATTACTTTATCCGAGGCTCAAACGCCCGGCGAAACCGTTATCTGGGACCATGATGTCACTGTCTCCCGTCGTCGTCTGAAACCGGCCAGGGGCCTACGAATTATGCCATCGAAAATATAGGCATCGTCCATGGCATTCCCGGACCGGGCGGCTAACATGGTAAAGAAAGCCTAGCTTTGGCCTGCCGCCTGGGGTAGACCGTTATGGGGAACCGTTATCTGGGGCCGCCCGCTGCTAGGGTGTACCCAGGGGGGTTAAAAGACGATGAAGGCCACTCAGCGACCGTCTATGGGGCTGACACCTGTACCTCAAGCGCCAGTATAGGGCCTGGATTGCCGTCCATGACGTTCCGAGGGCTGCGCAGGCCGCCCTAGGCCGCAAGCGGTTTACGGCCTCGCTCAAGACCCCGGATAAGGAAACGGCGAAGCAACGCGCCGCCATCCTCGAAGCATCTTGGCGGATGCAAATTCAAAGAGCGTTGCGGGGGGATGGCCTCGAAAACGATGCTCTATTCTATGCCGCCACCCTAAGAGCCGCGAAGACCCCCCAGGAACGCGACCGCATTTTAGAGCAGATTTGGATTAGCGCCGAGCAGCTTGAAGAAGCTCTTGGCGGCGACCCGAGTGCAAGGGGCGAAGGCGGCGACCGCGAGAACGATCCGGCCGCCTTGAAGGCGGGTGAGTGGTACAATAAAGCGACGGGGCAAATTGTGGCCTTCGCCGCCCACCTCGACGCCTATCTCGCCGCGATTGAAAAAACGAATACGCCGAAAGTCGCCAACACGAAGCGCGCCACGATCACGAAATTTGCCCTCGAATTTGCCACGGTCGGGGACGTGACTAGGAAGACGGTTCGGTTGTGGATCGGGCGGCAACTTACGACGCCGGCCAATGTTCGGCGCCTCTTAGCGGAGTTAAAAGACTATTGGATATTTCTTGTCTCGCTTGATGCCGCCCCGGAAGCCAACCCCTTCGATAAGCCTTCGCTGCCTAGCCACAGTAAGAAATCGGTTGACGGGCTAAGAAGGCCGTTCTCGGCGCCTGACGTTCTTAATCTCCTAGGGGAAGCTCGGCGGCGCGTCGATATGCCACTTGTCGCCCTCATAGAGTTGGCCCGCTGGACAGGTTGCCGGATAGAAGAATTATGTTCCTTGAAGATCGAGCGGGTTAATTCGGCGGCGGGGTATATCGAAATTGTCGATGCCAAGACCGCTGCAGGCCGTCGCCAGATACCCCTTCATTCGAAGTTGAAGCCGATCCTCGCTGCCCTCATAGACAATCGCGCCGGCTATGTACTGGACAGGTTGCCGGCGAATAAATACGGCGCTCGAAGCGGCGCCATCGGCAAGCGTTTTTCGAAAATGAAGACCGCGCTCGGCTACGATGGCCGGTGGGTATTTCACAGCCTTCGAAAGACTGTTTCAACATTGCTGGAAAATGCTGAAGTCCCGGAAGGCGTTGCTGCAGATATCCTCGGGCATGAAAAGGCTAGTCTAACCTATGGACTGTACAGCGGTGGCACGTCCCTTGCGCGGAAGTCGGCGGCGATTGAAAAGCTCGACTATGGCGATTGAATAGCCGGCGGTTTCTTTTTGTTGAAGGCTTCTTCAACTTCGGACGCCGACACAAGACGAGGGAGGCCCATTACACGGGCGGAAAATTCAACTGGCGGATACGTTGTTGCATCCCTGCCGCCGGGTATGGCGAATGGGCTCTTAGCGATGAGCGCCATTAAATGCGAGTCTGTCCAGCCTGCGGGTATTCCAGCCGCAAAATCATCGCGTCCTTCGCTCCGGGAAACAAGGTGTCGCAACCCCGCCGGTTCGGCGTCCTTGACGTAGAAGCGAAATTCGTTCGGGAAGCCATCGTAGAAGCAGCTTGTAAGCAATCGCTCGGTCATCGTCCGGCTCCTTAGTTAGAGGGAACGAGCTTATGGGTTGTAAGGGTCGCAGCGGCCTTCGCCTTGAAACATGATGTAGGGACCATGGCCGAGGAAGGGCAATTCAAGCTCTCGATATTCCGCGATCTTCCAAAATTCCGCGTGTACGGCTTGAGGGTCTAAGCCTTCGCCTAGAACGAGATAGAAAAACCCGTTTACGATTTCTTGCAGCTTTTGCTGCCGTGTCAGCTTGGGCCAATACTCGACGAAGCAACAGCCGCTTGTGCTGTCATACTCTTTCGACCATCCCTCTAAGTCCGGCCACGGGCCAACGCGTACGCAGGGTGACGTTGCATCCGGGTCGTTCCACCCGATCATCCAATGGTCAAGATCATAAAGCGGCGGAGTTGGCTTGAACTTCATATTCGTTTGATACACTGTTTCCTCCTTGGGTTAATGAGACGTAGGGAAGGGATCGGGGCCAAGCTCGTACGAGCCCGCATCCTGCCGAGCCCGGCGCTTGACGCGCGGCAGGGGGCGCGGCTCCCCGTCGTCGGTATCGGTGACGCGTACGGCGTGGTAAGGCCACCATTCAAAACTGTCTGCTACTCGGTCGGGCGTATCTCGCAAGATTGGTCGCACCTTTACACCGCCTTTTTCCGTGACGTGGACGACGATCCCGCACTCGTAGCCCCCATAAGGCAAGCTACTCCGGCTTCCACGCGACCCCTGGCCGACCATGTAGCGGGCGCAAGTTACTTTCATTCCCACTTGAAGCCGGTGTAAATTTCGCTTTTGCATCTAGGCGCTCCCTTCTGTGGCCGGGAAGGTATCGGGGCCAAGCTCGGGGCCTATAATTTCCGGTTCTGGATCGCCGCCGGCCCCTTCCGGAATAAACCACCGGACGCAGGCTGGCGAAGAGCGATTGTCGATTTCAAAATAGCCGTCATAACGCGTCCGCATCTTTTTCCCTTTTTTCGTGGTGCGCGAGCGTGTTCCGTTTAACAGCTTCTTTCCCCAAGTTGTCACGGCGTTATCGTACTCGGCCCGGTTCTTGTAGTTTGCAGCATCGCCCGCAAGGTACGCGGCGAACGTAGGTGTGATCCCGCCGCCGATGAACTCATGCCATTTTAGCCGCACAAGCGCCGCCGCAACCGTCTCCCGGTCGCCTCGCAATTCTGCCACCGGGCCAGTCTCTACCGATAGGCGCTGGGCCTCTGCGTCGCTAACGGCTGTGAAACACAAGTCGGACGTTTGGCCGCTAACCGGCGCCGGAAGCTGCTGCGCATGTCCATGGATAAGGATCGGAGACGGCCGCGCTCCAATTCGGTATTTCGGCTCGAATTCGATCTTTACATTAAACGGCTTTTCCGAGGTGCGGATAAGGTGCGGCGTCACGCTCGCCGCGTTTGTGAAGTCCTTGCTGCCTGCGATGTATCCCGAAGCGCCGGCCTTTGGCTCGTGGGCGTTGCAAATAACCGAACAGCTAAATTCTTTTGCTAGACCTTCCATGACCTTTGTGAAGCGGTCGGCGGTTTCATTCTCGCTTTGCTTGAGAGAACCAATCGACCGTTTTAGCGTGTCATTGCCGATGCAACCTAGTGGGCCACGTTTTTTCACGAAGCGTTTTACTTCGTCATAATATTTTTCCCAAAGATTTGGGTCGTCGAGTGGAATGGCGGTTTGCACGGTGAAGGTATTGAGCCTTGCAAGGTCGCCATCGCAGTATTTTTGAGCGACTGCGACAAGGCGCGATTGCTCCAACCGCTCGGGGTCTTCACCGGCGAAGATCAACCCGGTGCCGGGCAGTAGCGTCTTGAAGCGACCAAAGGCGGGCCGGCCCATTCCGACCGCAGTAACTAGCTCCACCATAAAGTAGGTCTTGCCCGCATCGAAGTCGCCCCAAGGCATAAGGACTGAACGGGCCGCCAAGATTGTCTCGACTTGCATTTCAGCGACGGGCGACGCCTTCCAATCTTCCGGGCCACGGATATAGAGGAAGGGCTTATCGGCGTCTAAGGCGGCATCCTTGGCAACAACGTGTTCGAAGGCAACCGCGCCCGGCGGATTGGCCCTGGCGCCAATCTCATTCTGGCCGAACTCGTAAACGTGAGCGACGAGCGCATCTAATTCGTCCGGGGACCAAGGGGGCTGACACCGCTGGTTCCATTCGCTGCTAATGACGTCTAGAGCTTCGGCCTGAGACAGCCCTTCGTCTTTCACCTGGGCAATTATCCGATAAGCAAGATCGTTTCCGCCACTACCCTCTACCGAGACATTCTCGACGCGAAGCATGGCAGTAGCGCGCGAGATATTCGCAGGGCTATCGATCACGACGCCAGCCGGCGCGACGGCAATCGGTTCGGCTTCGTTCCGCTGCAGTAGCTCGCGTATTGCGTCCGGCAATGGCACCGGGTCGGCGTCGTTCGCGTAAATATAATCCACGCCGTCGATTGTCGAGCCTGCAGCTACCACATAGCCCTTTTCCGAGCGCGTATCAATGTGTTCAGCCAGCTTGCCGGCGGTAGACTTAGGCGTTGCGCCTACGAAATAATGATGGTGGCCGCGAGGTGTTTTCACAACGCACGTTTCGGGAATGCCGTGCTTGGCACGAAGCGCGGCCCAGGCTTCTTCGCCGCCTGGATCGATATCGACGACGGTATAGTTAGAAGGGCCAGTCGATAGCCCGATATTCGCTTCCGGTGTCTCGGTCCACCATGCGTTGATCTGCGCCGCGTCGCGGGTGGCGTCGAGAAACCCATGCTCACAAGCCGGCGCCTTGCCGTTTTCCTTTAGGGGAAATACAGCGCAACCGGCGTCAGCCAAAGCCAACGCGATTTCGAGTTTTGAGTTGCTTGTCATCATGCTCCCCATGGCAAATCTCCGGTGTCGCCTAGCGTCGATCCTTTGTATGCGTAGTTCCCGCCGCGTTTGCGCTGAAACATGCTCGGGCCGCCGTCAGAGGCTAGCTGTGTCAAGGGTCGAGCTTCGCGCAAGCCCATGACAAGTTGCCGCGTCGCCGAAAGTAAATCGTCGTCGATCTTGTTGATCTTCCCGTTTTCCCGATGGTAGCTGCGATACTCTTCAAACCATTCGCCAAGATGCGCGGCGACCTTGAGCTTTCCTTCGGCGAAGCGTCGCTCCATGGCCGCGATACCGGCTTCGAATGAATAGCCGCCATCGGGGAATGTCGCATGACTACCCGTCATATTCAGCCCAAGCTTCTTGTATATGTCGGCGAAGGTCGTCCCGGTCGATAGGTCGCGGACGTTGCCATCATGACCCCACGTTGTTCGAGCATCCCAGGCCGGATAGGACTTAATGGCTGCAACGTGGTTCGCCGGAAGCATCTGCCGCAGCAATAGCGCGTGCATGATGTAGATAATGTCCGCGTCGGGATCGAGAACGCCGACAACCCAGGCGAACGGGTGAGCCGTTGAACTCAAGCCGGCATGCGAGAAGTCAATCGCCGCGAGCCAGCGCCAGTGATCCGGGATGGTCGCAGCGTCAAGACGATGCTTGATATTCTCTTCGGGTATTTCGAAGACAGCCCCCTCGCCGGCCATATCCTCGCCATAGGCGCGGGTCGCCCGCTCGCTCGGCTTGTAGTTCGCGATCTTCGCGGCAATCGTGGCCGGGTCAAGATGATCTACGTCGTCGAGCGTCATCTTGATCGAAGCGCGATCCGGCGACGCTTCGAGATACCGCTTGCGAACGGGCGTCTTGCCCAAGATTGGCGTCATCGTGCAGTAAATGCGGCCGTCCGTTGTGACGCCGCGCGCCAATGCCTCGCCGTAAATCTCGTCGCCGGGCGGATAGCCTGGGTCTTCGTCAAGCCAAATTATGTCAACGCTTTCGCCCTGGAAGGCCGTGCGACCTTGCTCGTAGGACTTTAAGCGGATGATTGCATTGCCGCCTGTCTCGCGCCGAAGATTGACCGTATCGACCCAGCCCGAGATACCGCGAGCCATCGTCGGGCGGCCGACAATGAAATCGAGCGGGATCAAACCCGTCCCTAAACCGTCAGTTTGCGTCACGTCGCCGAAGAGTTTTATCTGCAAACCATCGCGGACTGCGAGGCTCGACGTGCAAGCGGCCCAGCCGATAAATTCATGCGTCCGTTCCGTGCGGGTATTGGGGACGAAGACTAGCCCTTTGTACCATTGCGGATATCGTCCCGTGGCGTGAAAGCTCATTTCGGCGGCGCCGGCATGTGTCTTGCCCGATTGGTTGGCGCCAAGAAGCATCCGCTCTTTGTGAGGGGAATTGTGGAAGATCAATTGCTTTTTGTTCGGCCTGTAGAACGCGCTCCGGTTATAGCGGCGCTGATACTCGGCGGCCGTACACATGCGCTTCGCCTGTTTGCGGACCTCATTCGGGTCGGGGCCTTCAAGAAATTCGTCGGTCATAGCGCGGTCCATTCAACTTCTTCCTCGTCTTCTACTTCTTTAAATTCGGCTTCGATCACTTGCGCGGGCTTCGCCTTATCGGCGAGCAACGCTTGAAGGCGCGGAAGGTCGCTGTAACCAAACTCCCGCTCCAATTGTTCGGGAGTGTCGCCTTGTGACATTCGATGGCGGAGATAAGCCAGCAAGTCTTTTTCGTGGTCGATTTGTTCGTGAGTGACGGCGATTTTTTGTTCGGTCGGGTCGGTCCGATCAAGAACCATGCTCGCCGCTTTCAGCCGGTCGGAACCCTTGGCGCTTTTATCGCGCAGGATTTCCCTCACGGTCGCCACGGCCTCGGGGCCATCGGTGCGTATCATCTGCCGCGACACCTCAATCAGAGCGTCAACAACTTTCGGATTAGAAAGAAGCTTGTGCGCAGAGGCGGCGACGAGCTTCGGGTCGGCGTCCGGTGTCAGATAGCCGGCGCCGAGTACAGCCGCGCTGGTATTGTGCGGACCCGGTTCGCCCCGCATCTTCAAATCGACGAAGATACGCTGACGCGGATTGAGCGCCGTCATGGCTGGCCCATAACTCGGTTTCTCTACCTTGGCGACTGCGTTACCCATAGAGCGCCGCCAGCCTTCCCGACACCTTGCGCCCGATCAACTGCTGGGCTTTCATATCAAAGCCAAGCTGGCGAATTTCCGAAGTGATAGACGCGGCCAGATTGAAAGCGGTTTCGTCCGGGGTAAGACGCGGAGCCGCTGCAGCCGGCGAAGCCACTTTGGGTCCAGCCACCGGCCTGTAGCGGCCGATCCTCTCACGCGGAAGCGCCTTCACAGTCGCAAGAACGGGCGGCGACTTCCGGTTGAATTGCGCCCTACTCATGGCGGGCCGCCTTCCGCGCAAGTCTCACCTTTTCAGTCAAGGCCGCGTGCCCGATACGCTGTCCGGGGGCCAACACCTCAACAGTAGCTTCGATGGCGCGCTCTTCTGCCGTTGGGTCTTCCTCCGTTTCTTGACCGGCACCACGTGGTGCCGCTTTTTGCCTAACCCGTTGCATTGATTGGCGATTTCGTTGCGAATGGTTCGCAGCCGGTGTTCCTACTGACCTGGTATGGCTATCGGCGTCGCTCAATTTATTCACCATTAGGTTTCTCCTTCGCGGCGGCATCGAATTTAGCTTTTTCCTTTTCTAGCTCGACCAAGAAGTCCGCGCGGTAAATGCTTGGGATCCTGGACAGGGCAAAGCAGAATTGGCCGGCCACAGTGTCCGTCGCAGCCCGCAGGATTATCTTGCCATCGGCCTCGCCGTATTTTTCCAGTACCGCCCAGTACAGCTTTTCCAATTCTGTATCGAGAATTTCACGGTCCGGTTCTGGCGGGTCAGCCGGTGCAGTTTCGCCGCGCTCTTGGAATGGTGAAGTCATTTTGTACCTCCACGTTTAGTTGACATTTCAAGCCGCAGATACATGCGTTCGGCCTGCCGGTGCAGCGTCGCGATCACTCGGGCGGAATTCCAGTAACCGGCCTCGGAGAATTGCTTCGCCAGCTTTTTGTTGCTGTCAGCGAAGATAGAAAGCAACGCCTTAGCGTCACTAATTGCGCTCGCAACCTTATCCTCGCCGATCATTTTCCCGAGGTCGTGCGCCTGCTGGCGATTGTAGAGTTGCTTCGATACGTCATCGAGGCCGCTATAGATTTTTGCATCGTCGATTGCCCATTCTGCTAACCCGGCCCCGACGCCGGCCGGCATAGACATGGACGCCATGCAACCGCGAATGTCCGCGTTGAACCTCGCCAATTCGGGAATTGTAGCCTCGCGCGTCTCGCCCTTCGTTTTAGCAAGCGCCGGATGCACCGGAATTTGCGGGCCGCGATTTCGAAGGTCGATGTGGTATTCGGCAGGGGCTGCAGGACGAAGCGGGCTGGCGTCGAAGGTGCGTTCCTCGATTGTCCTTTCGTCCGCAACAGGTGCCGGGGCTCCGCTTGCCGTGTCAAATGCGGCAGGATCGAGCCCCGCAGCCAGCCATTGAACGCGTGCGCTGGCAACCTCCGCATTGGTCAAGCCGGCAGATGGGTTACTCAATACCTTTGTCGGTTCAACCGTTGGCGTAGCGGCTTCGACAATGGGCTCGGGCGCGAGCTTGTGGGCGACGAGCGTAGCGTCCGGCGATACGCCGACCTTGGCCATGACCGCCTTAAACGCCTCGACGGTTGCAGCGCTCGGGGCGGCTGGCGTGTCGAAATTTGAGCGGGCCGCTTGTTCGCTGCCTAGCTGACTCGGGTTTTCAATTACTGACATGATGTTACATTCCTACAGGGGTTGAAAGGTGGCCGGGTCGCCGGCGTTGGCCCCATGGCTGAGGGCACCGGCGCCCGGCCGGTCGTGAGGCGTCCATCCACGCGGCCGGGAGGATAAGCCGGCCACATAGCGCCACACGGTGCGAATAAAGGTGCCCGCAACGCCACCCGGCTTGGGACAGGAAGGCGTTGCGGGCCACGGATAGCGTCGCAACGAGGAAAGGAGCTAAACCCGCCGCGCCGGCCATCCATGTTTTGAAGCGCATTCAAGTTCTTAGTTCCTTTAGGGTTTCCGTAATCGCAAATAGCTCAGTCGCGATTTCGGCGAGGGTAGCGTTTAACTTCTGCAATTCTTTTAGGATTGCAGTTGTCTGTTCGGCGTCCATTTGGG